GCTACACCTGTTGCGTTCTGGATAGTTCCAGAGATAGCAATAGTGTTTCTAATCACTGTATCAATAGATAAACCAGCGTTGTATGCCAATCTTTCCATTGCAGCTTTCATAATATCCCCAAGGGATACGTAGGCTGTAATGTCGGAAATGGATACTGCGGCATCGTATTGTGCAGTTGTACCTGTGACGTTTGTCGAAGTCATGGACACGGCTGTCGTAGGGACACCCTCGCCTTGACCTGCAGACACCAACGGTAGATTAGACCACCTGTTCCAATAAACTACGCCAGTACCAAAACCACCCTGTCCCTGAGGAACTTGACGGTTCAGCTGACCTAATTGCTTGTGAACAAGCTTTTTTTCTGCGACACGTAAGAACAACTCGTCATAGAAACGGTTTTTAATCGCCTCCGCAACGGTTGAAGTTAGCGTCTTTGCGGTATCAGTTGCCATATATTTATTTCACCTCCTTCTTTTTATAGATTTACCACTGTCCTTTTTTACGTAGCCACTCCTCTTTTTCTTCGAGTGTCATCGTATTTGGATCAATCGGACTAGCTTGCCGATTAATCACACGGGACGTGATACCAGTATCCGAGCCTTCGGATTTCAAAGCTCGATTTTCCGCTTGCACGTCTAACTGTGATTGAGCAATGCCCTTGGCAATGTCTAACGCTCGCTTTGCGGCGGTTAGTTTTGACATGTTAGGGTTTGACCTCATAATCTCAGCTCCCAATGAATCGATACTACGTGAGTAGTGTTTAGATTCAGGGTCAAACTGCGGAAACTTTCCGAATAAGACCTCAAGTTCAACCTGCTCAATAGCCGTTGGTTCAACCCGATTTATATTTAACGGTTGTTTAAGACTGTCAGGAATTAGGTTATTAAGTGTTTGGTTTGCACCATTACTCTCTAAACTTTTGAGCTTTCTTTCAAGCTCCTTTTTTTCCTTATAGACCTTATCGAACCGCTTTTGCGGAATGTACTTTTTACCTGATTCATCCTCTACGGGTTCGTCATCCTCTACGGATTCCGTTTCTGAACTCTTAGATTCCGACTTGGTATCGTCATCGTCCGAATTCTCCGACTTCTCTGCCGTTGTATCGTCATCATCAGTATTTGTTTCCTGACTAGCTGTAGTGTCAGCAACAGTTGTCTCTGTTGTCATTTGTCCATCCTCGTCAGTTATGTCGCGGTTGAACATCGCAGCCAAATCTTCTAGGGTGTTATCGTCCATGTGTCGATTACACCTCCTTTCTTGCGTGGTTAAGTCAGTAACCATGAACTGCCAACTATTAAATAAATTAATTGCAGGGTTTTTAGGTTAACCCAGAACTAGGCTTAAAAAGCCTGTACGACCGACTAAATATCGACCCTACAGATTCCTTAAGTCCACTATCTGACCGTCCTGCACACGCATGTATCCAGGTAGCAATCCTCCCCACGAACAAAACATACAATGCACCTGACCGTCGCCACCCATTACGTAATTTTTATGTGCCTGCCAATTTTCTGCCGTGTGTGTCTTACAAATAGGTACATTAGTAGACCTAAACGACATCTTCTCCGCACCCTCCCAATACTCATCGTTTGATGCGGGTAAATCGGGTAGATTACTCACTAGCAACACCCTCCTCAGGTTTGTTGCGGTTATCCTCTAAAATTTTAATTTGCGACTCAACAAACGTTAGTAGCTCACGCATACCCGCTACCTTTAAACGACTACCCTCAAACGTTTCAATCGGTGCATCGGATGTCAGCATCTCCGACGTTAAACCCTGTACACGGGCGGTAATGTAATCTAGTACATAACTCCACCCCTTAGACCTAACCATTTCCTCGAACGCGACACCATGCTCCAACGACTGGTTCAAATATGTCTTTTGCTCACTAGACAAGTCCTGTGCTTCCATCTGGCATTCCTCCTATTTGTTGATTTATAAGATCGGCATTCTGTATTTCCTGACCCATGGCGTTCTGCATATCCTCCTGACCTAACGGCATACCCTCCATAGGCATAGGCTGTCCCGTTGCGGGGTCAATCTGAGGCTGTTGTGGTATCTCGGTAATAGCGTCCTTACCCTCAACCCCAATGTGTAGTTTTTCGAATATCTGTTCGGTTAACATTTCGAAGTTAGGCATTTTGCCTTGCATAGCTAGACCCTGTGTCCACGGCTGTGACGATATCTTCTCTAGGGCGGTAAAGAACCCCTCCTGCATTGCTACAGGGTCGGATACCTGATCGTAGGCAACTGAGGCTACGAAATCGTAATCTCCTACTAAGGATGGTTGGATGTCATCGGGGAATATCCTCAGGAATGCAAACTCCTCATTAGGGGATATCTCCATACGCCCCTTAGTTTCGTAATCTCCAGGGATAATCGGATTACCCTCCGCATCGGTCGTAGCAAAGTCGGTATTCTTTTTAATCGAATCAATATCGCTCTTACCGATAATACGTAGTCGTTGTTCCTCGGTCGTAAACTGAATACGTAAATCCTTCCATTGATTAGCAATCCTCTCAATGACCATGTGGTTATATAGTTGAATTTTTAATTTAAACTGAGCATTAGCCTCCTGTTGGATTAGACGTGTACCTGTAGCCGTTTCGTTGGCGGTATTCTGACCCGTATTAAGACCAATGGTGTAGTCGGTAATACCCGAACCGTTTTGAAGCGATGATGTTAAATAGTTCATTGTCTGTACAAACGTTGAACCCGTAACGTCAGGTGTCTGTAGAGGCTCAATCGCAGACATGTCATTGGTGGTAATAATATTGCCAGGTGCGGATACTAGGGTGTGCATATCTACCCCAGCGTTTTTCTTAACCTTCCACATCGTTCTAAGGGTCAACTGCACGTTATCCAACCTTTGATTAAGAACCGCATTAATAGCCCGTTGTATACGGTCAATAGGCTCTATCTCGCCCATTCCGTACAACTCACCAGGATATGGATAATCAACACCGTAAACAATCGGTAGGTCGCCATGGAAATATGGGTTAACTACCTCACGAATGATTAGGTTGCCGTATTCAGGACATACAAAACACCAACCCTCACGGGTGTAGCGAATTAAAACGGTAATATCAGGGTTAGATTTGTCCTCACCAATCAACTCCTCGGTGGATAACATTACACGACGATGCTCACGATATTGAATGTCCATCGGACGACCCGTAGCACGTTCCTTGTCCTTAGCATCAACCATCTCCTCTAGCTTGTCTAGATTCTTCCAATACTCCATACCACGAGCGTCGTTCTCACTCTTTAACTCGGCTAACGTCTTAAACGATCGGTAGATAAACCAACGCATATTATGCACATCGGTACAGTTAGGGTCGGGGAAACAGTCGTAAATGTTTAGAACCTCAAAATTAGGGGAATCAAACTCGGTATATTTAACCTTTTCAGTATTCTTACTAGTCCACACGTTGCGACCGTCTAATTTAGTAGCAACCATCTGTTGTCGTTCACGCTCTCTAAAATCCCAGAACGTACGACCGAATGCTGTACCGAAAATAAGCATCGACTTAACAAAGTTAACCTGTTTGGGAAACATATCCGCCTTTTGCCAGTCGTATTTGATTAACGTATTAAAAATCTGTGAGGTTTCAACGCTACCCTCGTGTGAGGGGTAGAACGAACCCGAAGGCTCATTAGCCACCATACGTGGAGTAATAGTTTCAATAACTCTAAAAACCCTAGGGTCAAATACACGGGCGTTGTGTGGATAGGTATTCTTATCAATAAACGTACGATACAGTTCCTCCTGTAGGTTCATGCGTTCGTGGATAGGGTCTAGATACCTTTTAGCCAGCAAAAACTGTTCACTAATCTCTTTGCCTAAATCCTCCTCCGATAGTTTTGTGTAGTCAGCCATAAATATTTTTTCCAATAAAAAAGACCCCAAACCAATCTAATGATTTAGAGTCTGCCTGTGTAATAACAGGATTAAACTAACCTAACCTATATTATTTATTACCCTTTGGGTCAACTACGTGCTGTCTAATCCACGATTTACTCTCATAAAACATGATTTTATCCACCGATCCGTTACGGACGAATATTTTTACATCTATCTCACCGTGCTGTACCGACTGCACCGCATCCTCAACCGCTAATAGATAGGGTTTGTTCTCACGAATAGCCTGAGCTATCATAGCCTCCTGTTCGGGTGTGAGTTTAATATCAGCCATAAATTACTATATACTTTTTTTATTAACTTTTTTTAACGCCAAACCCCGCAATATCGGTGCCTTTGTGCCTAGCACTAAAAAATACTATATGCCAATAGTTTCGTCATACGACACCTTTAACGGTGGTGGCATCGACTGTGCAACCTCCTGTACATACGATACAGCAAACGTTCTAAAGGCATCAGCACCGTGTGATGACCAGTCATGCTCGGGACGGTTCTTATACATCTGATTATCCTCATCAAAGACCTTATGGTAGCTTTTCAACGCATCCAACCCACGCTCACACGCCTCCTTATCGAACCAGCATTTGTTTAACAGATTCCTAACAGC